TGCATACAACAAGACCGAGCCTATCGTTTGGCCATCCACGTTGTAGCAACGCTTGGCGTTTAGCGAGCGCGTAATCTTCGCAGTCGCCAAAATCAGTTGGTAAACACCAATGCTCAGGCTTGCCGTATTGCTGTAAGTCTGTTTTGTAAGTGACCGACGCATTAACCTTACGATTAATGCTTTCAACTATGCTATAGCTGTTCATCATCTTGAATCGTGTAGTCCATCGATTACGCTGTAGTCCGATAAGTCACCGAGACCACCAGGAAGTTATTTCCTGCTCCTGTTTGATAGGTTGTTCCAGCTAACTCAATCAATGGCCCTGTTAGCGTATGGGCGCTAGTTGGCGCACCTGTAAGGAGTTGTTTATAGCTGACGGCCACGGGATCGAGACCTTCACCACTTACCAATGGAAACGCAGGAAGGCCAGTGATGCGAGGCGTACCTGTCCCAGCGACCGAGAGCACCCCACGTATTTTGGCTTTGAGAAAAACCAGATTACCTATCTTCGTATACGTCCCCAATTGCTCGGTATAGGCAATCGTTGGGGGGGTGCCGTCAGAGGAAAGCTCTGGTGTCCACGTCCCCTCCTCGTAATCGTCCAGCGTGTTTGGGTCGCTCACTGGCCTGGCAGTGGCTGGGAAAGTAAGCGCATTGACAAAGTTCATTTGGTTTGGATTCGAACCAGTAGCCGGGTCAGCAAATTCAAACGCTGAGACATTTCCAGGCATTGCCTTGAGGGTCGTCAAGTAGTTTTCAGCGTTAGGGAATTTACAGCTAACAAAGCGAACATTGCAGTTTGCGGTAGGCACGACATTGCTTGGCATCAGACGGCAGCCGTTGAAATACCCATATGTCCTGTCAATGCCTACATCCTTTGTCCCGACTGGTGCTGATGGATTAGCCGCAAACTGGCATTCGTTCATCGTCAGCGTGTGCTGTGCATATCCTGTTGCGGTTCCGATCACCTGCACGGCGTTGTACGAAGACAGTCCGTCTTTGTTGTTTTCCTCAAAATAAACGGAGTCAAGGATTAGGCGCGTCCCACGCCCAGCACCAGCAGTAGAGGCGGCATTGGCCGTCACGGCTATGCCAACGCCAAGGCACCCCTCAACCAATCCATCCTGTATGTAAAGATCGTCGCACTGCCCATCCACGTAGATGCCGTGCAGGCAGTTGCGACCGAAGTAGCTCCCCTTCCCTGAGAATCTAGTGCTTGTGCTGTATCCGCCATTCGCACGGTAGATTCCTAAGCGGCACTCCTGTATCCACAGGTTTTCTATGTCGGTGTTTTGATTGCTGTTCAGCCTTATGCCGTATCCATTCGCCGCATTCTGGAATCCAGTTATAAACACATCCTGAATCCTAATTCGCGCAGCAGCGAAGGTTGTCGTGCCAAGCGAAATACCACCGAGATTGCTAGCATTCCCCTCGATTTTCAGGTTGTGAATGTTGATGCCAGAAGTGAATGCTGTGCTGCCTATGGTCACTGCAGCGGCCGCCGCATTAGTCATTAGTAGGACGCTGCGCGACTCGCCTGTACCGTACAAAGTCACATTGTGTTTGTTTATCGTTATCCCAGAAAACAGGTACGTCCCATTCGGGAAATATACGGTATTAAATTCATCAATCGCTGAAGAAATAGCAGTCGTGTCATCAGCAACGCCATCGCCCACAGCACCGAACTGCTTTACATTAATATACGATGTGTCAACAGCAAGCCAACGACCCGCACCGCTCACAAGCGTAGGCTTAATGATTGTACCGCCATTGTCTGTTGCGCTACTTGTACCATCCCAATAAAAGCTATTACCGCCACCATCTCCTGCATTGTAATAGCCGCTTGTTTGCGCTGTTGGTTCTCTATCATTGCCGATTGCTAAACGTAAATTAGCAACATTCTCAAAACTTAAAACAGCCGCGTCTTTTGCGCCATTACTGCTTATATTGTCTTTATCAAACTGCGTAACCCCTGCCGCGTTCTTTAAAATAATACGATAAATGACATCATCATCAAGATACAAATTACACTCACCATCACTATTTAAAACAATCGGATTAGTGTTTGGCGTACCTGAATCGTCACTGTACGTTGTGGCATTGGTTGTTGTTCCTGCTTCGTATGTGTACATCAAACCACCTGCTAGCGGTCTGTTTGTACCAGTGGTAAAAAAGCGAGGCTTGAGCCAAGGTGATAATGATACTCTCATTGGTTGTCGCTCCCCTGAAATTGTCCGAATGTTGAACCGAATCGCATAGCATTTACCTGTTTTTGCTGATTAATATATTGCACCAAATCATTTAAACTTTGAAGTTTGGCTTGTGCAGGTGCGCCCTCTAATAACAATGTTTTACCGATGTTTGTACGCACCGACTCAGGCACAGCCATACCTTGCCATAGCCGCGTTAATGGATTCATTGACCCTGTAACATTGCCACGGGCTAACGCTGCCGCTCCCTCACTTGCATCGCGTAATGGACTAAGCTCTAAATCGTTTAACCCTTGTTGACGTGTCGCTGTTTGTGAGCCGCCCGCCACCTTTTGAAACTTTCGTAACTCAAACTCAGCCGCTAATTTAGATGCAAATTTGCGGTAATCTTTACCAAAAACGGCTTTTAAACGGTCAGCAATGGCAGGGTCTTTGTAAAGATTCATTAACTCAGTGCGCCCACTTTGGCGGCCTGTTTTATCAACAATAGCCTGATACACACCCAATCTAAAAGCGTCTTTTTCTGATTGACTCATTGTTTTGAGTGAATCGCGGATATTCATTGCATCTTCACGGAATATCAGTCGGCCATTCTCTACGGCGTTTCTTAATTTACTCTCACCTGCATAAGCCCCACTTGCTAAAGCATGAATCGACTCGCCTTGTTGTGTTTTTGGCGATAATTCGTCCAGTTTTCGCGTTAATTCGTTTTTTAAACGAGAAACACGCACGCCTAAATCTTTGTCTTTATTTGTTAGGCTTGTCATGTAATTGTCCTCACTTGATTGCAAGGACTGTCTCAATAGTTTTAATTGGTCAAAACTAATTTTTTTTGTATTCGGGTTTAATGCGTTTGTTAATGTTGCACCGCCTAAATCATCAACAGTTGCCGCCAAGTCTGACCTTGCAAAAAAAGGGCTAGCTCTTTTAATGATGTTTCTCAATTCGTCATCAATCGGGTATTGATAGCCGTTTAACTGTGCGTAATAAGGTGCTGATTTAGCCTTAGCGGACTGTACAAAACCATCGATTGTCTCGTTATAATCAGGCCGACCAGTGCCAAGTGCTTTAGCCGCGCTTGATGTCATGCGCTCGGCTTCTTTGGCCATAAGCTCATGCTGTTTGCGCGAAACGGCTTGTTTTGTTGCTCCGCCTGTAATAGCTGCAATATCGGTAAGGTCTAATAGATTGCTACCGCCTGCACTAGCCAATGGCGCGCCCTGTGGTAGTTTACCCATGCGAGCAGATGCCGCATTGCCCGCGTTATTTATTACCGCGCTAGGGTTTTGGCTTCTAAACGTTTTGCCCTCAGCATCACGCATTAACGCCTCAGCCACTTTTAAATCTGCATAGTTAGCAGCCGACCCTTTGCCCATCGGTGTTCGTTGGTAAATGTTACGACCTACGCCACCAATACCTAATGCAACAGGATAAGTCGCACCCGCCATTACCGCGCTTGTTAGTGCCGCGTTTTGGGTATCATTTAACACACCACCAACAGTATCGGCCTCGCTACGTCCTGCACCACTGACACCGCCATAAATCGCGCCTGTAGCAGCAACTCGGCCAGTATTCCCTGCCAATTGCGCCAACTTTTGCCCACCTGATAAAGCGACTTTAGATGACTTCAAAGGCAATGGGTTGTAAATCGTAGCGGGTAAAGATGCGGCTAATTGCGTACCTAGCGCGGTGTTTGGATATTCTTCTCTAAAACTTTTATCAATTCCGCGAATTAAATCACGGTTTTCTAAGTATGCTTGCTCAACATCGCCACCCGTGACTAATGCGCCTAACCCACCTAAACCGCCGTAAATCTCATCGCCAAAATTCAACATACCCGAATTTGCAGCACTTACCGCACCGCGCAAAGGTGCTGATAATTGCTTGGCTTTTTGCGTTTGTTGCTCTTGTCTGTATTGAGCCATTAAATCATCAAATTCGCCCATAATCGCACCTATTTAATTAAGCCTAATTCACGCGCTTTAGAGTCTAAAATCTTTAACGCTTCGGGGTCGTCTTTGTATTTCTTTCTGTTAAATTCATACTCTTTTTTGAGCTGAAATAACTCCTCTTTTGTGCGTGTTGGCTTGCTTGGCTGTTTTAATTCGTCTTCTGCTTTTGATAACGCCTTTCCTGACGCAATTTTCATTTCGCGCATGGCGGCATTACGCAATTCTTGCTTTTGCTTTATTACTTCGGGTGTGTCACCAACAACGGGGAAATAGTTTTTATATTCTTGCTCCGCTTCATCAATGCCAATTGCCGCGCCTGACTCTTTTCTTAGTTTTGCGCGAATCCAAGCTAATGCGGCATTTTTGTATTGCTGCTGCTCTGGAGTCATTACTCTACGCTCCAAAACATCGCCAACAATCGGCAATGAGCCAACAACAGATGTACTTACGGTTGGCTTGCCTTTCCCCTCAAAATTATTTATGAGTTTTGATGCCTCACTCATTCTTAAATAAAAACCCGCCGCGTTAGATTCTTCGCCGCTAGGTGTTTGTATTGCTTTAGGTGGTGTTTGTGGTTTAACAGGTGCGCCCTTTGGTAACTCACCCTCTTTTACCACTTCATAACCTTGCGATGTTGTAATAAGCGATGTCTTAGGTGTTTTTGGCTCTTCATAAGGCTGATACCCATCAACAGGCACAACGCCTGATTCTGTCATTGCCAAAAATAAAGGTTTGTTAGTTTTAGGGTCAACACCTTTAGTCAATCCCCCAAAATACTTGGTAGGTGTTTTTGGCTCTTCATAAGGCTGATAACCATCAACAGGCACAACACCCGATTCAGTCATTGCCAAAAATAAAGGTTTGTTAGTTTTAGGGTCAACACCTTTAGTCAAACCGCCAAAATACTTGGCAGGATTCTTTTCTAACTCTTTGAGCTTTTTAAACGCATCAAATGCTAAATCAGGGTCTTGATTAGCAATAGCTGTTTTAAGTTGTATATCTAAATAATCTTTTAAATCAGGTGTACGCCCTGCCACCGCTGGACTAACCATCTCACGGTTAATATCAAAATCACCCTGTAAAATGTTTTCACCAAACAAGGCAGGCTGTGGCATATTTTGGCCGCGTTCGTTAGCCAATACGCCTGTCATGCCGCTAGGCATTTGACCTGTTGGCATAGTCTGTGGGAATGTAGTACGGTATTGCGCTGGTGTGCCTTGTTGCAGTTTTTGCAACTCACTCGCCATGCCTTGGCGCATTTGTTTTTGGCGTAGCTTTTCAGCTTTTTCTTCATCAAACTTATCGCGCAATGCTTGTAGTTTTAAAGCATTGGCTTGGTATGATTGCGCCTTAGCGAAAGCATCTCCAATATTTATCGGGTTGGCCATCGCCTGCAAAGGTATGTTCGGGTCTATTTGAAAAGCCATATAACCACCTTAACCGTATTTTTTACTAATGCCGTAAATATCAATCATATTACCCAAGCCCTGATTAAACGCATTAGCATTTGCAGCGTAACCACTCGCCCTAGCATTGGCTTGTTGCCCTAAAATGCTAGATTGCGCGTTTGCTAGATTGCCGAATGTGTTGCTTGCGTTATTAGCGTATTGACCGCCAGCGTTAGCCATTGAGCCTGCCGCTTGTTGGCCGCCTTGTGATAACCCTGCCAATCTATTAAAGTAATCGCCAAACTCACCACTTGCACGATTGTATTGCTTGTCATATTCTTGACTAGCTAAACCTTGTCCAAATTGTTGAGCCGCTTTCATTTGTGCGCCACTGTAACCCATGCCACGAGCCGCTGCGCTACGGTCTAAGGCTTGTTGACCTTGTTTAAGTTGGAACTGATAAGCAGGATTAGAAGTGTCGAATTTACCGCCTGACAAGCCTACACTTTTAAGATAAGTATCAAACGGATTATTGAGTTGGCCTGAGCCTTTTTTCATCAAATCGCCTAAACGATTAATTCCCCATGTGCCTTGTTCAAGGTATGGCTTGTAGTCGGCTTGCTGTTTTTCCCAAATCTCACGTTGAAGTTTGAGCTGGTCAGCCGCCGATTGAGCCTCTAATGCCGCAGCTCTATCGCCAGCTTCAATCTGTGCATTTACGCCCTTATTTGCTTGATTAGCACCATATAGACTCGCACCAATACTTCCTAAGCCTAATCCAAGTGTACCTAATGACATACCGCCTCCTGTTGCAGCAGCAGCACCTGCCCCAGTTGCCGCGCCACCTGCCGCCGCACCGCCCGCACCTAAGCCACCTAACGCCATTCCGCCACCTAGCAAAGCCCCGCCGCCAGCCATTAACGCTTGATTTTCAGGGGTGAAAGGAATCATTGCAGACAATACAGGGTTATCTCTGCGCCAATCGTCAGCATCACTTGCGACACCGCGCACTTGGTCGTCTATTTTTCTAAAAAAACTACGCAAACCCATACAACCCCCTCGCTGTCATCACGACAGTAAATACCACTATTACGTCGATTCGATACCGCTTGCACGCACAGTCACCATAGCCGCTGTATCAGCAAAGCCTTGAATGGTTTGTCCGTCAGTCAGCCAATGTCCAATCATCTCTGGGCAGGTATAGCACTCGCCAGCCGCTAACGACTTCGCGTGAATGATTCGATTGTCAGCCGCAGCAGAACCCGCACTCGCAACAATATGAAAAGTAATTGTGTGTGCTACTGTATCTTCATTAGTACACGTCAGCTTATCAATACGCGCCTTAACTCGTGTTGCCGTGTACAGCGTAGCGACTGCATTGGCTAGTTGAGCCGAAGCAATTAAAACTACTGGAGTTGTTGCCATATCATGTACCTATAATTTGATTGTTTCTAAGTGCATCTAAAACAAGATTCAATTGTGTAACTATACTATTAACAGTCGTGATTGTCTCATTTATTGCGTTGAGAGTAGCGATGCCATAAACAATATCTGGAGTGCTACTAATTGCGTTTGTTACGTCAGCAATGGCCGCCTGTGTCGGTGTTTCTTTAACATTGCTAAGTTGAACGACCATAGATTCAATTTGTTTTTGTAGCTCATATAACTGACTCATAATGCACCACCTAACAACAAAACCAAATCGTCAATTTTTTTATTAACATCGTCTAAAGCTGTACGTTCGTTAATCTGTATCTCATCAAGTTTTTTGTTTATTTCTGATAACTCATCGCGTATTTGAGTTAATAGCACTTGGTCTAATTGTGAGCTGTTTATGCTATCAGCAGCAGGAGTCGCCATGTAAACGTCAATATCATCAATAGCTGTTGTTGTTGTGCCGCCTGTTGACTGCCATAACTGATAAAGCCATGTCTTAAATGCGCGTGTATTGGTCAGGTCTAGCGAGAGGGGTGATGGTATCATGTTCATGTTTTACCTGCCTCAACATCAATATAGCCGCCCATTAATACCGTTTTTACGGGTTCTGAGCCAAATACTTTATAAACTCTATCGCGTGATTGTCCTAGCCTCGACCACCTAACGCGGTTTTTACGCTGTCCGATAACGCCTAGACTTGCTTCACGCGGCGTAATGTAACTATGGCCGCCATCGTCTGAGTAAGTCAAGAAAACCAATGGGTCATCATTGCCGTTTAAACCCACACCCGTTTGGAAATTAAGTACAACCTCTTTATGCTTGACGCGCTTATAGTCACTAATAATGTGAGCCGTGGTACGACTCCACGCGATAGGTTCGCCCCCGTCTGTGTGTGTGTTTTCGTCTAACTCGAATATTTTACCGCTTTGCGAGTCACCAACGAGATGCTTATTAAACGCAAAGGCATGACATATAGCCCTATCAATGCCTATCCCGTATGTTTCACGCAACGACCAAGACATGTCAGGGTCTTGAATTGACGCATCATAGACTAATGTTTTTTGTGCAGTCGGGAACGTCAACACATAAAAGCTATGGCCATTTTTTTGATAAGCGTATGCAATGGCATCATCAATACGACTAAACGAATTAATCATATGCTCAATGCCGCGATTAGATACAATCTGCGGTACATACTGATTTAAGCGATAGACTAAGCCTTGACCGTAAACATTACGACCTAGAAAAAATACAGTGTTGTCTAGTTTGGCAACAGACAAAGCCGCAGCACAACCGACCTCCATTTCTGCACCGTCTCGCCTCGAGAGTGGGAAGTCAGCACCGCCGCTATTAAACCAAACAGTCGTAACGCGCTCACCAAAAAATATTACTTCGCGGTGATCAACAATAAATGTTACCAAATTATCAGGGTCGGCTTCATCACTTGCAAAGTCTAAAGCGTCAAAGCTACTAAAATCATTAAGTGCTGATATATAAAATTGTTGTGTATTAGGCCGTACAAATACACCATAGCCGTCTAAGTAATCGACACGCGGCGAACCATAAAACGCGGAGTCGGTAATTTGTGATAATGTGTCGGTATTAGTATCATAAACGTAGGCTTTATTGGTGTAGCTACTGTTAAAACATAATTGCCCTGCATTATTTGCCGCAATCGTCACATTAAGCGTTAAGTCAGCCGCACCAATCAGCGAATAAGAATAACCACTAACCGTCTCTATAATTTTATAAAGACTATCGCCAGCAACAGCGTACAATACACCCCTAAACTCGGCCATGTTATAGACAGGGCTTTTAGGTAGCTCGATAAAGTCTTTTTTGCCGTCCACACGATACAAAGTGAGCTTATTTTCTTCGGACGGGTCAACCTCAAGAAACATATTAACTGTTTCTTGCGTGTTTTGATTAGGACTAAAGCCTTTATGTTGACCGCCTAGAAAGTTGAATTTCATAACTACACCCCATCGCTCAAAATCCTATTACCGCCACCACGATTAGCGTATAGCAACGGGTCAAAACGTGCGAGAGGTACTGTGACCATAGAGCGCATAACAATCGCTTTAGATTCTTGAGCCAATGCCGCAATCTCAGGTGATACCGCAAAACCATATTCGGGCGCAATCTCAACAGCCAAGTTAAACTTTAATGCACGAATCCACTCAGGCGGATAGGGCAAATCGTCTGCTAGGGTTAAATCAGTGGCAGGGCGGATGTTGTCTAGTGTTAGTGTGCCAGTCGTTGGAATTGGGTATAAATAAATAGTAGAGAGTGGGTTATCGGGCTTTAAAGCAACAAAATCGGGAATTGTACCTGATACCGTTTTAAGACCAATTTTTTGATAGTCGGCATAGTCAATCACTTTAACATTGTAATCAATACCGCCGTAAGTGTACGTTACAACATACAAAGCCGTAGGCCGTGTCGTGTTAATGTCGCCACCTGTGCCTATAGTATAACTGGCCGCGCCTGTCATGGCCTTAGTGACTTTACCAGTAGATGCAGATAAGAAACGAGATGCGCCCCATGAGCTAAGCATAAGATTCAATGCTTCTAAAGCATCGCTAGACTCGTCAGCGTTTGGTGTTTCGGATGATGATATTGCGCCTATCAATCGGAGCGTGGCGCGTACTAAGTCGGCAGTGACCATTATTTTCTCCGATTTTTGACTGTTTTCTTGGCCTGTGGTGGCGGTACTTCTTGAATTGTTTCTTGAATTATTGGCTTAGGCTTTTCGTACCAACCTAGCGACTTTAAATTATTAACTTCATTGGGATTATATGCAAAGCAATGGCCATGTTTGTCGTGTTTCATAATAACAAGCATAGCCATTCTCCGATTAAGCAGCAGCTAAAGCACCAACAGCCACCAAACGTGCTTCTAATTCAGCAACGCGAGTTTGTAAGTTTTTGATAACATACAAGGTCGTAATTGCCTCAGCAGCACTGGCAAAGCCGTAAGCATTGGTATTGATTACAGCTTGCAATGCATAGTCAGGCGTACCCGCAGCATCAGCAATGGTAATAGTTGTTAATTGCGCGGTAAGTGCGGCGGGTTGAACCGCAGGAGTGCCGCCCCATAAACTCAATTTTTCAGTAGCAGAACCAACGACACGGCAACCATCGGCAGAGCCGTAACTCAATGTTTCGTAAGATGCAGGATTAACAGCAGTCATTTCAATTCTCCAAAGGGGCGTAACAGCCCCTAGTCAATCAATTAGTTAGTGATACGGCAAGCCCATTCAGGACGTAATGCAGCCATGCCGTAAAGAATGTCAATACGCATCAATAACTCATCGTTACGGATGTCGCTACCTTGCCATACACGCATGGATAAACCGTCCTGATTACGGCGTACGCACTTAGCAGCATCAGCCATCAATGGCAAGTCAGCAGTAACGAATTGGAACGCTTCTTTGTGATACATCAAGTTTTGAGTGTAAGCAGTAGAAGCTGCGCCTGTAATCAATGCCGCGCCGCCGTTAGTTGGTACAGCGGAGCAGTTTTTGCGCGCACCTGTAGTAATGATTGCAGGACTAATAGACACAGTCACAGCCTCAGCACCATCAGTCGTAGCGTTAGCAGTAACAACGAATTGCTTGAGATGTGCATAAGCTGCTTTAGTTTCGGGATTTACATCATAGCAACCCGCGAAAGTGATAATCGAACCCGCTGTAATGGTCTTGTTAATACCCATACTTGCAAGTGTTACCGAGGTATCACCACTAACAACAGTATCGTTTACTGTGCCAGCATTATCGCTTGAGCCGTTAGTGTGAGCATACATACGCTCGTTTTCGTACCAATCAGCCATACCTGTACGGCCAATCATGCCCTCACGATATTGCTCTTTAATTTGGTTAGAATCTTGAAACAAACCTTTTAAACCATTGACCAAGCCGCCCATGGTCACAGAGTCCATTTGCACGAAACGGTTACCATCTTTCGGAGCTAATTGTTGGTTTAACTTCGCACGGGCTGCACCGATAGCCGCAAGGTCAGTCGGCGGAGTGCCAGCAGTACCGACTTGTTGATATACAAGTTTAGTGGCAAAAGTTAAGAAGTCGGATTCGATACCACTGGCCAAGATAGAAACAGCAGGTTCGATATATTTTTTGCTAAATTCATCAATCGAATCGGGCGTAATTAAAGACAATTCAGCACTGTTAAAACGCATATCAACGCCGTCTTGAGTCGCAACGGTGATGGTACTGGTTTCTTCGTCTTGGTCTTGCACGTCCATGACACGCGAACCTTGACGGCGTAAGTATTGGTTTGGCTTTTGAACTCGTAAAGAGTCGCCATGTTTCGCGCCATTTGTTGCAAAGGATTTGTCGTATTGGCGGTCAATCGTGCCAATAAAACTTAATTTTTCATGTGCAACACGCAATACTTCGCGTGTCACAAGGTCGGTTACATTAAAACTATTAGCCATGATGCTCTACTCCACTACGTCATCTGCGACGTTGTTTAATTTGATTTGCGCGAAACTCGTTGTATTCCTTGTCTGTCATTTCATTGATGGATTTCTTGCCACCACTTGAACTTCCGACAGGTTTAACGGGTGCAGGCGCGGTCGATACCGTCTTGGGTTTTGGTAAATTAGCTCTTGCTGCAACCTCGCCAATCGCCATCAATTGTTGATAAGGTGCGAGTGCTGCAATTCGGTAGGCTTCGCTTGGGTCTTTACCCAAAATGTACGCAATTTCAGCCCCTTTGGGATGCTGTGCAACCGCGTCTAAAGCCACTTGAGCAAATGGTACATCAGCAACATTGCTAAATACTTCGTCAAAATCAGGCGCAACACTTCGTGCTTTATCAACTTTAGCTACCCAATCTTGTGCAATCGCTTGTTCTTGGGTCTGTTTAGCTTGTTGATTTTGCGCGCTCTGTGCTTTTTGCTGTAACTTGTACTCTGCTACCGCTTCAACGTAATCATCTAAAGTGTCAAATTGGCTAATATCAGGAGCTTCTTGCTTTGGTGCAATTTGCGCCCGTAATTGCTCAATTTCAGCTTTTAAACGGTTAGATTCTGCAATGGCTTCATACTTTTGACGGGTAACTTTATCAATGCGCTTTTTAACGCCATTCGGTAGGCTGGAATCGTCATCTTCATCTTCTTGTTTATCAGCTTCAACTTTTGGCTGTTCGCCTTCGGTTTCCACTTCGTCAACAATAGGATTCTCGACAACTTCTTCGACCTGTGGTGATGAATCCACAACGACATCAGACTGAGTATTAGTATCACTCATGGGATAGGGTTTCCTTGAATCGGATTTACACGCGCCATCACGGCGACCTAGTTTTGCTGTCTAGTAACAGTAGTATAACAATAATCTAAATTACTTACTTAGTCAAACGATTGGCCGTCCGTTTGCTCGGTCAATTGCACGTCTGGCAATTGTAACCCGTCAAGATTAACGTCTTGCTGTATCATTGGCTCTTGTTCTTGCATTTGTTGCTGCATTAACATTTGCTCATCAATCATTGGCTCTTGTCCCAATGGCTCTTCTTGCTCGTCTAGCTCAGGTTGTTGAGCGGCATTAGCAAGCATTTGATTCACAATTTGCTGTACATCATCGGGTGTTAAAATCGAATTTGTAGCGGCAAGTTTGGCCATTTCAATCTCGGCTTTTACGTCAATTTCGTACTTTTTAAGCCGTAACTCGTCTTCTTTATCATCCTTTTCGTCCATCGCCTCATTAAGTTGTTGTTGCAATTGCTCAATTTGTTGCTTGCCCTGTTCAATCATTGATTCAACTTCTGGCGGTAGCTTTTGTTCCTCATCGTTTTCATCACGCTGTAACTGTGGCGGCAACATAGTTTTTAGTCGTGATGCAATTTGGTCAGAGTCTGGGAAGTCCATTGATTTTATAATAACATCGCCTGCGATTTCCATAATTTGCGGATAGGCGCGCGCTAACTCAACCAAAGCATAAGCCGCTTCAATACGCTTAGTTGCATAACTTGCACCTTGAGTTACAACGAAGTCATACTTGCCTACCGACAAATCCATGTTTTTAGGTTTGCCATTCTTCATTGTAACCTGATTGATTTTCTCTAACTTTTTCGCGCCATCTTCGCCCATGACACTAACAACCCGCGCCGCATCATAAATCTTAGGTATCAAATCAATAATAGCGCGGCCTGTGTACTTGATTGCCCTAGCAATGTTATCAATAAACGTAAAGTTAGCTGTATCGCCCTTGCGCTGTTGTGCCAAAATAGCACGGCCTGATTTTTCGTTGTCCTGTTCGCCTAATGATGCGCTGTAAATGCCTGTTGTGCTTTTCATCTCGTCAACACACATCAAAGCCGCTTCGGTTGCACCCTTATCAACAATGCCTGCATTGATACGTTGTGGCATGGCTGCGCTAGGGACATCATTCACGATTAAATATGGAGCGTTAGATGTGAGACTGTCTTGCCAGTGCTGCTCGTAACCTTCAATCTGTTTAGCAGTCACTAATACAGGTGCTTTAGGTGCAAGTGCTTTTTGCTCAGTATCAATCGTGCGCCAATAGTTATACATTCTCTGTGGGTCTTTAGCAAAACGAACAAGGCCGCGTAACGTGCGCTTACCATCTACTAAATCTTCCTTGCCGTTTACACCTACAATCGGCAAATACTTACCTGCCCAATCAGATTCTTCTAAAATGCCTGCACCGCTAAGCATACAGACTTTAATTTTAGTGATAGTTGTTTCACGTTGATTAACGACATTAAAGCCTTGTTGCGGCTTCTGTGTTGTAACTTGCGTATTGCCCTCAAAGTCTTCAACCGCGTAGAGTGTTGCCTTTTCTTCAACTTTGTACCAATGTTCAGCTACCCAAATGTTGTCTTTATCTGCTACCCAATCGCCTTTCATATCCTCAAAACTGTAGTCTGCTTCTTCAGCTTTTGGCCAACGTGCTTTGTATTCTGTTTTTGTCATCTTGACGCGAACTGTCACATGGCGAGCATCGCTATAATCAGGCAACTGGCTGTTTTTATCAAAGTACACAGATAACGGGTCAGTGATACGCTCAATACAGATAATTTGGTTAAAGCTGTCCTCGGCTTCGTAGTCTGTCTTAATGCGCCATGCACCAAATCCAAAAGTCGCTGTACACTCAATAGCAGAGTCATAAGCAAAATCAGCGTTTGATTCGTTTTGAATTGAACGAATGAGGCCATCATAAATTGCGGCCACGTCTGTGTCCCCATCTTCACCAGCATGAACTTTAATGCTTGGCTTGTTTTGACGTGCATCGCCTACAACTTGGTCAATAAAAGCAGGCAAGCGATTCACTGTTTGAATTGGCCGCCCTGCCGACTCTCGACCTTTGCGTATCATTTCGGGCCATTGGTCACCTGCCGCGAATCGTTGGTCATCACGCATTAATTCGCGTTCTTCGCTTTTGGCTTCAATATCGGCCTTGATGTTGTCGCAAAACTGTGTATATAAATCTTGGTCTTTCATGTTGTCATCTCGACAATAAATTGTGATTTTTACTTGTGAATCTCAGGGTTTTGAATACGCCAACCTTTAGCGGCTGGCATTCTAAAATCCACACGCCCACTAGGGAACTCGTCATCTAAATAAATATGCTTAGGGTCAATATTGAATTTAACTGTTGTGCCATCGCCATAACCAGCCATCGGGTCGGTTGTCATATAAACGTCAGGTTCGCCAGCCGATAGTAGTTTTCTTTCCTGTATTATTTTTTGCGCTGCGTCTCTTGTTGTGCCGTGATAAAGCGTAACCGTTCCATCAGGGTTAGTAACTAGGTTAAAATCACTAGGGTTAATCGCCCCACGTTGCCCCCTAAACCCTGTGTTTAGTGTTCTTGGTGCGTTAGCATTAGCAACCATTCGCGCTTGCATCGCGCCTAGACTCTCGCTTACTTGCCGCCCTGCTTGTAAAGACGGCTTAGCCCCTAGCGCGACGCCTAAAGCTGTGGGCGCAGTCTTGAGCATTGCGCCAAGTGTTGGACTGTAACGCCCTGCAATATCAACGCCTTGCTGCCATGTGTCAATGACAGGCATAACAGGCTTAACCGCTTGGCCAATAGCATTTGCCGCGCCTCGTTGGTACATTTGCCCTGCTTGTGTTCGTGGCGTGTATGTCATGCCCTCGCGTATGGCTTGCGCACCATGCACAGGGTCAAACATAGCCGCATAGCCAGCGACAGGCTCAGCAATCGCAGCACTACCCAAACTTGCGACATTCTCGCCTAAGCCGTAAGCATTGCGCCCCATATCAATCAAAAATTCGCGTAAACTGCCCATAATCTACCCCATCCAACCATGTTGAACGTAAGCTTTTTTAATCGGCTTATGTTTAACCGATTCCTTAAACGCAACAGCCATATAACGGAACGCATCGCACCCATGACTTGACCAATCGTGAGCTGGTATGTTTCGCCTGTTGCCGTTCTTGTCTGTTTCGTAATGATAATACTCTAAGGCTTTTATGCCTTCTTTGCACTTATTTTCGTCAATCCAAACATTAGGCATTGCCATTCTTACCGCGTTGATACCGTTATCAATGCCTATTTGCGGTACTATCTCAACCTTTAAGCCAAAACCCTCAACAATCTCTTGTATGGTCTTACCTGTGGCTAAGTTAGCATGACGGCCATCATGCGGTAGATAATGACGCTCAAACACATAAGGCTTGGCTTGTATTTCTCTAACGTAATAATCAATGCTCTTTCGATTGTCTTCAATGTAATCAATAACGCGATACTGCATCGCCACCATTTGCACGAACCAAATTGCGGTACTGTCACCGAAGCCCAAATCCCAAAAAGTATAGACTGGCTTGCTTGGCTCGTAAGGTACGTTAGATATGCGCCCATCAAGCCGCATCTTTTGCATCTCGTCTTTATAAACTGCACCATCTAAAACCTTGAGACAATGACCCTCCCATACCCATAAGTATTTATCTAAGTCACGCTCTTTTAAGTCGTCTTTCTCGTCTAATAATTCTTGAGATATGTATTTGTTATCTGTCCAATTCATTTTGACAGATACACAATTGGCAGGAGGATTGCTCACAAAGCGCACATAAGTCGCATCATCATCAAACTTCGGGTTAAAACTAATCCAAATCTCGCTATTGGCTTTTCTGATTGTTGGTACAAGCACATCCCAAGACATATCGCTAATTGCTTCGGCTTCCTCAGCCCAACAAATATCAATGCCTTCCATAGATTTTATTTTAGTGATGTTGTGCTTAATGCCCTCAAAGATAAACTCAGTGCCGTTTATTTTGCTAAATATCGTCGTGTTTTGGATTTCGTAGAATGATTGTAAGCCTAATACCTCAATCTGTTGTGATAGCAGCTTATGGACTGACTCAGCGATAGAGTTTTGAACTTCACGGACGCATAAGACGCGGAGTTTCTTGCTTGCACCGATTAACAGTAATGCCCTAGCCATTGCCCAAGACTTGCCACTTCCCCTGCCACCGTATAAAACTTTGTAGCGTGATGGTTTGAATAAAAATCTAGCTTTTGGTGGGAACTTGGCGACAAGCTCACTCATCATCAAACTCTATCTTGATACTGACTGCATGCTGAATCGGTGCGCCGTCTTTTCCTGTTGTTTCGTTTTTATCAACTATTAAACCCAATAGTTTAGCCTTACCCATCGTTGCTGCAACACTTGCGCTAGACTGTACAACCATTGCTGACAATGCAGCTTGACGTGCTTCTTCAAGCTCTTTTACCAAGTCATTAACAGTCAATTCATGGCGTTCAACATGAGACCTCTTTAATTCTTCTATCCGTAGGGACACATTAGGGTTATCCATTAAGCGACTACCCTCAACCCAAACTGCTTCATTACTCATATTCTCAGCATTATACGCTTGACGATAAGCTTCACTAGCATTGCCAGTTTCCACATAAACCATGCAAAACTTTTCTTGCTTAATCGTTAATGCCATAATCACCCCTAAAACAACAAACTAAACAATAAATATAACAATAAAAACGGAAAACTGATAAAAGCAATTATAGTATAAATAAAAAATAATTAGGCTTCATTTTTTACACAACTCTTTAAATGACTGTTTAAGTTTTGGCAACAATATAATAATTTGCATAACTGTATAAAGTATTGTCGCCATTATTAACCAATCCTGCAACTGTACCCCTGCCAGTGTTAATCCGCTAACAATAACGGGAGGCGATGTTTTTATGGCTGCCATACTTAACCCATGCTCGATGTGTTGTGATGTGTCAGTCATATTATTTTGCACCGATTGACTGCTCTTTTTTGAACACGCCAATTAAACCCAAAACAATTAACGGTACGCCACTTGCATAGTCGCCTTTTAAACACTCGCCTACGCCCTGAAACACAGCGGCCAAGCCTGCATAACTTGACGGCTCTTTTAATCTGTCTTTTAAATCGTGCATGATATTGCCCCCTGTTTTTTGTACTATACCACAAGTCAAATTTTGGGCAATAAAAAAAGCCGACTCAAAAAGAATCGGCTATAAAGAACGTCCGTGCCAGCCTGAGTATTACTCACCTAAAGAATAATGATTACCGTCTGACCTAGAACCTGCCCATCTGCCGCCCCAAGTCCCCCCTTTACTCTCCCACCATTCGCCAAGTTTTCTATGGTCATCAGTGGTCGTTAAAAACTTGCCGTCTTTAAACAAATTCAAGTCAATCGCTAAACGCAATTTATGAAACGATTTAGCCGCACCATACGCCTTTTTTACGCCAAATTCGCCGTGTAGGCGTGGGTCACGGTACGCATCGCCAAGCGTGACTTCATAGCCTAGCTCATACGCTTTTAGTATCAACTCGGCGGCCATTTTAGCAAATTTAGATTGATTTTCGCGTAGTGTCATAAATCACCCATTCCTGTTCCTGTTTATCGCATTGACCATCTCAATAGCCAGTACCACACCTACCACAAATATAGCAACAATCCCCAATCCTTCAATAATAAATTCCATTTTTGTTTAGTCCTAGTTTTTGCCGAAAAGTGGATTTTGGCTTCTATCATAAATGATTTTAATATTCGGGAATTTGTCGTTTTTATCAATCTTGACACCGACAACATTAAGCAACTTCAAAGCATACTCAACAGGCACGCTATTCGCCTTGTCCTGAACCTTAATCTCTAAGCCTGTGGGGTAATGCCTACAACGGCTTTCAAGGTCGTGTATCGCTTGCCAAATCGCATAGTCAACAATCCATTCATCGCGTAAAACGTGTTCACTCAAAACCGATAACTGTTTTTGTAACTCCGCACATTCTCGGTGCTTGCGGTCAAGGTCACGGGTTAGCATCATTATTTTGCTGTTTAGCCTGTCAACCTCTTTTTCTAATTCTATGCTCATTCTGACACCTCGTTAAGTGCCTGAACCAATGAGGCATTACGCGCCCTTAGTTTGTCGTTAGCTTCAACCATTTTTAGCCAAACATCAAAGGCCAAATGCTTGGTACTTGGCGTTATTTTCGCGTCCGTGTTTAACGTCTTTAAAAACGCGGTGAATTCATCATAGCGCGGGTGCATATAAAAAGATTCATTATTCATCACACATACCCTCAATTATTTTAATAGCGTGTTTTAAATGATGCCCAAAACCAAAAACAATAAAATTAAATAACTGTCGCTCTTGGTCTGTTTGATACAAAGCAAGCGTGTCTAATTTATCAGTGATTTTGTTATTCGTATTAAAGCTGTAATTAACATCGCCCAAACCGTTATTTATTTCATCATTCAAGTACCAAATAGCCTTTTTTAATTCCTGATTAACGCTGTCTTTTTTACCGCAACGCCATAAATACTTGATTGCATTGCCGCGGTTAAAATCAAGATGTCTTGTAATCTCAATACATTCGATTTTGCTAGGATGCTCAGTGTAATGTGGCGGGCGATTGATTAAATCACTCATTGTTTTGCTCCTATTTGTTTTACATTGTAATTACGCATAAATCCGCTGCCATCCGCGTCTGTGTGCTTCATCATGTCAACCTCGACCTTAGCAGAATTAACAAGCACTTGACCGATGTCACAAATAGCTTTGGCCCTGTCCACGCTTATTTTGTCTTCTGCCAACATATCCATCACACTCAAAAGCGACTCTCTCAAATAGTTAATATCACGCATTTGCCACTCTCTTTTTTAGTTTGTTTAGTGTCTTCAACAATCGCACTAATTCTGGTGGGTATCTGTGCATTGTGTTTTTTTGCATCAACTCAGCATTGCTAATTAGCTGTAAATTGTAACGCTCAAAGTTATATTTATTACCATCTAAAAATATAACCTTGTGGCCTGTAGGCACTGGCTCACCATAAGCAACATGATGTTTGTATTGCCACACGTTTGGCTCTGCTACTTTGACCATAACATACCCATATTTGTCTTGAGTCTCAGCACCAACTTGCAATGTGTTATGTGGTCTATTGCCGCTCTTAAACATCGTCTTAGCAAGTTTAGCTTTGGTACTGTCGCTTAACTTTTTGCCCTTGTTGTGCGGTATCATTCCTTTTTTGAATTGACCGTTTTGTCCTAGTGTTTTGCGCTGTTCGCTTAAAAACTCACTAGACTTTTTTAAACCAAGTCTAAACGCTTTAGCCATTACTCTATCTGCATTATTTTTACCAAGTTTTTTTGCTAAATCTTTGTTGTTGGTTGTTGCATAATGTGCAACAAGATATTGCTCTTGTTCGTCTGTCCATGTTCTATTCATTCTAAAAACTCCTCAGCAAATTTATTAGCATAATACGTTTGTTGTGTTTTTATTTTTTGCATCAACAACCCAAATTTAGCTAGTTTTTGCTTTAGCGTATAAACACTAATATCTATGCAAAGCTGTTTTTTAATAAAACTCACACACTTTTTTAAATTCGGTTTAACCGTGTTTAGCGCACACCACACAATAACAACGTCAACATCGTTAATTTTGTCAGAGTTGAACAAAGTACATTTTTTTAGCTTTACGCCTGCTACACGTTCATAGTTTTTAATCTGTGAACGTGTTTTACCAAGCAATTCCATTGCGTATTCTTGTGTCATGTTTGGGTTTTGCTGCAAAAATGCGGTGTATTGTTTTATAGTGCTCATCTCCCGCCCTCCGTCATCACGCGGGCGACCACTATCACGCTGATACATTTAGGCAAAAAATCATCTAATGCAAAAATATGTTCGTTGATAACTGGTGCAAGCTCGCTTAGTTTCATGCGCTTATCAGACGTGAATTTAAGGTTTGTTTTGTCAATCTGTACACCATCTG